TCATTAAAGTATTACCGCCCCCGACGGGCCGACCGGTTCTCCAACCATTCACTCGTTCACTTTCCCTAACACCACCCCTAGCAGCTTTGATCGGCCATGATCTGGTCCAGATCCGCTCCTAACCCAGTGATGGTCAATTCACTATCTAGCAACAAACCCTCCCGCATGGGAACCACGCGCACTCCATGTGCTTAACAAGAGATACTCTCACCAGTCATTTAAGCAGTCGCAAACTGCCCCGACTAAGTCGGGTTATGGCCACCACGCAATTGAAGCTCAATTAAGTACACCAGTACACCTCATTGCTGAGGCTTCGCGACCGTGGAAAGGACTTTTTCTCTCTTGAAACACACACTTCGGCCGAGGTCCATCGGTTCTTCCTGTTCGGGCTGTATGCGACAGTTTCGACTACCAACACGACGGTCGTCAATCCGTCTTCAAAAGGTTCGGAGTTTCGACTCCCAATAGCAGCAGAGACGTCACTTCTGCATAAATCAGGTCCGATCGCCACCACTAAGAGCATCAAACGGCAAAAGGAAACGGGTAAAGAGGGTAGGAGCCGTATCGACGGTCTCAACGGGGTTAACAAAAATGAGGCATCAATCCTCGTTCTACAACACCGGTCACGTCAACCAGATCGCGGCTTCCCCACCTTCGGAATATCCATCCTTATCAGGGAACGAGTCCCACTCAACTCGGAATTCTGGTTCGACCAGAACAACTTTTTTCTTCGCTGCTTCTTGGACCCTCTCGCATACCTTGCAGTCCTCAAATTCTAAATACGTCCCATCGGGCGACGTATTAAGGACTACTCGATCATGCGTTAGATCAAGGCAAGAAGCCAGTCGTTCTGGGATCCAGACCTTCTTTTCCCCAGGGGTTCTTACCAACTTGGCCATCGTTGCCCTCATTCCTTTCGACCTCTTCCGTCGTGTGGCCGTCGCGCGTAAATATTCGACGACCTCACGCATTTTCTCCTTCACCGGCGGGATGAAATCTCCCCCTTCCCAATGAGCGACCACAACGGCTTCCGCAACATCCTCGTCGTGAACTACACCGTATGGGTCGTCGGATCTAACCAATGACATACCCATAGGATGTTTTTCACGGGGGACAGGTAAATCAAATGCGCCGCTTCGCTCCTTCTCTCTCTTAGCGATCTTCTTGTAGATCGAACAACCTCGGCGCCTCCCAGACTCGTAAACCTGTGAAGGTAACGAGAATTCGAGGAATCGAAGTGTTCGACCCGACAAGCGGATCAACTTAGAGAAAAAAGAAGTCAAGCGGCGCAAGAGATTTCGAAGCCGTGTGCTCCTCATTGAAGAAAAGGGGGAGATAATCTCGTTCATTACAATACCGACATCACGCGGGTCACGTGTGAGAAGACCCCGCGCGCGAACAAAACGAATCATCTTAAACGAATCAGTGAAGTAACACGAGTTAATCGTCAGGAACCTCGACGTATAACTCGTCTTCTTCTCGTTTAGATGCATTCCCAGTCGCGGGGCTTCCCGTCGGTATATTTCCAACCATTTTTTCGACACCTGGGCGACAAGATCGTCGCCATTAATCAAGCAAGGTGTCTTCCCTTCATCCGCGAGGAAATCGACCCACTGAACGGCGAGCCAGTTCTGGATGCAGAGTAACGGGAACGAGCCAAGGTTCCCCATCATCTGCCCAGTAGTAGGCTCCACGTATCCAGTGGTCAAACGGATTTTCGGTCGGAGAGATTTTTTCATTTCTGCCAGTGACGGAAGGACAGAAGAGTGGGATCGCAATGCAAGAGCGTCCAATATCGCTTCGGCAACCTCGATTGATAAGTTGTCAGTGGCCGCAGTAAAGTCAGCAGAGAGATAGACTTTCTTGGTTTCAAAACCAGCAGAAAGGAATTTCTTGTGCTTTGGCGGACCACGTAGCAACCAAGGTTGTCTAGTGATATGATCGTACATTGCGATGTGAAGAGGACGCAACAACAGATAAGAAGGGTGATTCTTGACGAGAGGACGAGGCTTTCCAGAGTTCTTTGCCACCATAAAGGTCGGTTCATGACAAATCTCTGCCTTCTCCAATTTGACTAGATAGTCCTCTCTCTGCCCGTGCCAAGATGCGTAAGAACCGCCGTCTCTACGCGAATATTCAGTCGTAGAGGAGTACGGCGGCGTTACACGTCGGGCACATCTTTCAAAGTCCTTCCCCTTAATCCCCTTCGGAAAAATCTCCGTCACTTTTTCTCGGACAAAGTCCAAATAGCCCTTCGGCAATTCTTTCTTCACCCTCGTTACTCGTGACTTAAATTCTTCCTCTAGGTTTTTTTCCATACAGTCACATGAATCGGGCCATCCTTTAACGACCGAGGCAATTGATGCACTGTATGACAGGAAGTCTAGATCAGACATGCCCTTGGGCGGGTTTCCGCCCCCAAGGGAACAAATTAGGAACTTTGACGTTTCCCTCTTTAAGTATGATGTATACTCAGCACAAGAACCGTTTACCGGCAGTGCACGTATACCCGAATCATACTTATAGAATTCGTCAATGAAAGAAACCGCGCGAATTGTCGCCGCGCGGACGCGATGTTGGAAGGTTAAGCAACCCTCTGGTGCCG